TCCAGCCCTTCAGCCCTTCAGCCTTTGCGGGCGAAGCCCGCTTCCCGTCGCTGGCGCGCGTATCAGCGCGCCGCCGACGAGGCGCTCGCTCGCTGGGGCATCTTCATTCTCTTGTGGCGGCGGCAGACCGGGAAGACTGAAGTGCTTTCCACCTGGGCGCTCCAGACGATGCTGGAGAAGCCAGGCGAGACGGTGATCCTCGCGTCGGCGTCACTCAACGTCGGCGGCGAAGTCGCGCTCCGTGCCGCGCAGGTGTTCTGGACCGTGCTCTCGCGGCTCCGCGAAAAGTTTAAGGCCATCGCCGCCGAATCGGTCGAGGCCGGCAAGGAGCCCCAGCTCCTCAGCGACTTCGAGGCGCTCAAGGATGCCTTCGTCGGCGGCAAGCTCGAGGTGCGCTTCACGCACCCCGACGGCCGCGTGTCGCGCCTCAAAGTCCTCGCGCCGAATCCCGCCACCGCCCGCGGTTTCTCCGGCACCGTCTTCCTCGACGAGATTGGCTTCATCCCCAACTTCCGCGAACTCTGGGACGCCGTCGAGCCGATCACGTCGAGCGATCCCACCTTCCGCCTCATCATGTGCACGACGCCGCCGGCCGACGCGTCGCACTACTCGCACGAGCTCATCGTGCCGCCGGCCGGCCTCGAGTTCGAGTCGGTCGAGCCCGCCGGCGTGTGGTATCGCTCAGAGTCCGGCATCATGGTCCACCGTGTCGACGCCTGGGATGCCGACGCCGCCGGCGCGAAGCTCTACCACCCCGAGACACGCCAGCCGCTCACCACCGACGAACACCGCGCCCTCGCCCTGGACAAGGAAGCCTGGGATCGCAACTACGGCCTCCGCCTCGCCACCACCGGCACGGCCGCGATCGCGCTCAACGTCCTCCATCACGCCCAGTCGCGCGACGAGGCCAAGAGGTGCATCTTCTTCGATGGCGAACTCCCCGCCAATTGGCGCGACCTCCTCGGCGCCATCGCCGAGCCCGTCACCGTCGGCTTCGACGTCGCCACCACGGAGAAGCACACCAGCAACCCCAGCTCCGTCACGATCGCGGAGAAGAGCGGCAACGAACACCTCGCCCGCCTCATCTTCCGCTGGAAGACGAGCGACCCGAAAGTCTCCACCGCCCACCTGCGCGAGTTCGTCACCACGCTCAAGACCCGCCGGCTCGTCGTCGATGCGACCAATGAGCGCTTCTACGCGCGCCAGGTCCGCGACGAGCTCTCGCGTTTTTGCTCCGTCGAACTCGTCGTGTCGTCGGAGAACATCACCGTCGGCACCGTCGAGATGCCGGTGAAGACGTACCTGGGCAACCTCGTCGTCAATGCGCTCGACGACGGCAAGCTCGTGCTCCCGCCCGATCGCGTCGTCCGCCAGGACTTCCGCCTCGTGCGCAAGGTCCGCGGTCGCTTCGACAACGAAGTCGATGGCAGCGGCAACCACGGCGACACCTTCGATTCCACCAAGCTCGCCCTCCACGGCTGGCTCACGCCGGCCGCCGGCGCCTTCACCGCGGAGACGCTGCAGCAGGTCCGCGTCGGCTCCGCGAGACTCGGCCTCCCGCTCTTCCATCGTCCGGCTCTCCACCCCCTCGCATCATGAAGCTGCTTCAGTCCTTCAGCCTTTCAGCCCTTCAGTCATTGTGGCGCGGCCGCCGCGCCACCACCACCATCACCCGGTCGCGCGTTGCCGACTTCACGCCAATCCTCTGGGCCGGCCGGCGGATGACCCCCGACCAGGTGCGCATGGTCGTCGAAGGCGCCATCGGCGGAAACATCCAGGAGCAGTGGGCCTTGTTCGACATGATGGAGGACACCTGGCCGCGGCTCGCAAAAAACCTCTGCGAAGTGAAGCGCGCCGCCGCCCGCGTCACGTATGCGGTCCAGCCCTACGCCGAGCGCGGCGAGAAGCCGACGGATACCGCCAGGGAGCGCGCCGACCTCGTCGAGGCTTCATTGCGCAACTGGCGTCCGAAGCCCGGCACGCTCGAGCTCAGCTTCGAGGATGCCCTCTTCAACGGGCTCGATTGCCTGGGCAAGGGCCTCGCGGTCGAGGAAATCACCTGGCAACGCGCCGAGGAAGGCCTGCTCCCACGATGCGCGCACCTGCTCCACCCGAGCAAATACGGTTGGAACGCCGAAGGCACGGAGCTCGGCCTGGTCGCGGCCGGCGGCCGCGAATCTCAAATCTCAAATTTCAGATCTGAGATGGGCGGCTCCGCCGCCTGGGCGGCGTTTCCGCCCGGCCAGTTCTGGGTCGGCGTCTGGCATTCGCGCAGCGGCCCGCCCGGCCAAACCGCGCTCCTGCGCTGCCTCGCACCCTACTGGTGCGGCATCACCTTCGGCTGGGAGTGGCTCCTCGCCAACGCGCAGATCTTCGGCGTGCCCTTCCGTTGGGCCACCTACGATCCGAACCGGCCGGAAAACCTCGGCACGCTCTCGCAGATGCTCGCCAACCTCGGCTCCGCCGGCTGGGCCGCCTTCCCCGAGGGCACGACGCTCGATTTCAAGGAGGCGGTCACTCGCGCGGCCGACAATCCCCAGGTGTTCATCCAACAGCTCGCCGATAAGTACGCGGATCAACTCATCCTCGGCCAGGAAGCGTCGAGCGAGAGCAAGCCCGCCGGTATCGGTAATGGTGCCAGCGAACTCCACGGCAGCGTGCGCTCCGACCGCCTGCAGGATGCCGCGCAGTGGTGCGCCGACCTGCTCAACTACCAGCTCGTCCCCGCCGTGCTGCGGTGGAACTGGGGCGACGAGGATGAGCCGCCCACGATTGTGCCCGAGCTCGCCGGCGAGCCTGACCCGAAAGCCAAGGCCGAGCGGCTGCAGATCCTCGCGCAATTCCTGCCCCTGCCCAAGAAATGGACCTACGAGCACAACGGCATCCCCGAGCCCGAGGAGGGTGAGGAGACCGTCGGCGGTCCCGGCTCCGCCGCCGGCGCATTTCAGATTTCAGATTTCAGATCTCAAATTGCCGGCCCGATGGGCCGGCGTCTGGAGTCGGCAGCTCCGGGGCGGCCGAGTGATGCCGGCGCCCCGGAGACTGCCGCGCACGGCCCGTCCGCCCGCGAGGGGTCCCAAGATACTGCCGCCGCCGCAAAACGCGCCAAACTCCATTCGCCGCGTTTCGCCGTGGCATCCAGCGCCGAGCCGGACACCGCCGCCAGCGATCAGCCGTCAGCGATCGGCGATCAGCCTTTCAGTCCTTCAGACCTTCAGCCTTCGCGGGCTTCGCCCGCTCTCCCCGGCGACTACCGCCCGCCGGCCGCCACGACCCACGCGCTCGCCGAAGCCCGCGCGGCTGATTTCGCTCCGCTCCGCCGTGCCGCCGAGCCGCTCCTCGCCGCGATCGAGGCGGGCAATCTCGACGTCGTCGGCGAGCTCGAGGCCTTCATCGCCAAGCTCGATGCGCTCGCGCCGCAGATGATCGGAGCCTCCGCGCTCGCCGACACCCTCGAAGCCGCACTCGCCCAAGCCGCCATCGCCGGCGCCGCCGGCGCGTATCGGAAGGCTGAAGGCTGAAAGACTGAAGGCTGAAAAACTGAACCTCATGATCCCCGTCCTCATTATCGTGCTCTTGCTCGTCATCGTCCTCGATCAACCGTGAAACCTCTTCGCCCCTTCGCGCCTTCGCGTTTTAACCTCATCCGCGCCCGCTCGTCCGCCGCCGACGTCATTGCCGTCATGGCCTACGCGCAGATCATTCCGCTGCCGGGCACCGCCGAGGATCCGCTGCCTCCGCAATTCGTGTGGATGCCCAAGGGGGAGCACCAGATCTCCGCCTTCGGCGCCGACGGCGAACCGTGGCAAGGCACAGTCATATGCGACGAAGCCGGCTGCGCGGCCGTCCAGGCCAAGCTCGCGCAGGTGCTCGCCGCCGGCCGCCGCGTGTACCTCGACAAGGATCACGACGACGGCGCGGCCACCGCCTGGGTGAGCGCGTTCTCCTGGGACCCCGCCCAGGGCATCGTCGTGCACGTCGCCTGGACCTCGCTCGGCGAGCAGCTCCTGCGCGGCAAGGTCTATCACTCGTTTTCGCCGGCCTTCCTCCTCGATCGGAAGACCGGCCGCGTCTCGGGCTTCCCGGCCGGCCATGCCGCCGGCGGTCTCGTCAACGCTCCCGCTTTCGGCGCCGCGATGCCGGCGCTCATCGCCGCCCGGTTGGCCGGCGCCGAAATCCACGTCAACCCCGCGTCCGGCGGCTCTCCCGGCACAAAACACAATAGTACCATGAATAAAGAACTGCTCCTGCAGATACTCGCCGCGTTGGCGGTCCAAGTCCCCGCCGATGCGACCGACGAACAGGTCACCGCCTTGTTCGCCAAACACAAAGACCAGCTCGTCACCGCCGCGCAGACCAATGCCGAGCTCCGGGCGAAGCTCACCCAATTCGAGGCCGTGCAGGCGAAGGCGAAAGCCGATGCCGACGAACTCGTGCAACTCCGCGCGAAGGAAGCCCAGCGTCGCAAGGCCGATGCCCAGGCCGCCGTCGATGCCGCCGTCGCCCGCGGCGCGCTCCCGCCGAAGGACGAGAAGATCCAGGCGAAGTGGCTCGGCCTTATCGAGGCCGATCCCTCCCACGCCTCGCTCCTCGCGTCGATGCCCGGCAACCCCGCGCTCCAGCGCGTGACCACGCCCGGCGGCGGCGTCCAGGTGAAGGACGGTCTGGTCGAGTGCCTGCGCGCCATGTCCGCCGAGCGAGACCCCGCCGCCCGCGGCGCGATCTACGCGCGAGAGGTTTCCCCGCTCTTCAAGCCGGGCTTCGCGCTCGGCCCGATCCTCGCCGCCAATTCGCTCGGCACGCTCACCGGCGAACTCGTGGTCCAGCGCTCGCTCTCGATGCTCAAGCTCTCGTACCCGTTCCTGCGCGCCATCACCACCGATTATTCGTCGGAGAACGCCGCCTACGGCCAGACCATCAAGACCCGTCTGCGCGGCGCCCTCACCGCCAACACGTACGATCCCGACACCGGCTACGGCTCGAACAATGCCAGCACCACCGACGTCTCGATCACCATCAACCAGAACGTCGGCGTCCCCGTCACCTTCAACGTCAACGAGCTCGCCTCGACCAATCGCGATCTCTTCGGCGAGCAGGCCGAGGGCGCGCACTATGCCATCGGCACCAAGCTGGTCGATGCGCTCTTCGCCCTCATCACCACCGGCAACTACACGAAGCACACCGACTCCAAGCTCTCGGTCTTCGCCCGGTCCGTCATGACCAGCGCCGCGAAGGAGATGAGCAAGGACAAGGTGGCGCCCATGGGCCGGTTCGCCCTCCTCAACCCCGACTTCTTCGAGAAGCTGGGGCAGGATGCGACGCTCGTGCAGCTCGCCGCTTACCAGCGGCCCGAGTTGATCACCGAATACAGCCTGCCTCGCACGGCTGGCTTCACGCCCTACGAAGCCGTCAGCCTGCCGGCCACCAGCGCGCTCGCCGGCTTCTTCGGCACCTCCGAATCGCTCGCGCTCGCCACCCGCGTGCCCAACGACTACACGGCCGCGCTGCCCGGCGCCAGCAACGGCGTGGTGCAAGTCGTCACGAACCCCGACACCGGCATCTCCGTGCAGCTCGTCCGCTACGTCGATCATACGCTCGCCGCCGCCACCTCGCGCATCGCGCTCATGTTCGGCGTCGCCGTCGGCAACCCCGCCACCGGCCGCCGCCTCGTGCAGACCGCCGAAAGCTGAACGCGTCCTCGCCGGTTTCTTCGAGCCCCGCGCCTGCGGCGGGGCTCCCTAGAAACCAGCGCCCCGCGCAGCCATCAGCGATAAGCGATAAGCGATAAGCTATTCCACCGCGCGCTCCGCGCGCAGCCCCTTTCAGTTCTTCAGTCCTTCAGCCCTTCAGTTGTCCGAGCCCTACAGGCCTTCCCTCCATGTGGATCCCTCTCACTCCCCAGCACATCACCGAGTCCCTCTCCGGACTTGAGTTGACGTCGCTGCGCACCCTGCAGCTCGCCCCGGACCAGGCCGATCCCATTCCCGAGGCGATCGCGCGCACGACCACGCAGGTCAACGGCTACGTCGCCGCCTTCCACGGCACGAGCGTGGGGCAGGCCGGCACGATCCCCGAGGAGCTGCTCTCGTCGGCCATCGCGATCGCGCGCTG